CGTTACGGAAACCAAATATTGGAATCCGCTGCAAAGTTACTCTGATTTATGGCTCGCTCCAAAAAGTTAGTACACTGGTATTTATCGAATTATTTTCAAAGAACGCTTTTGGTTATTTTCTTTTTGTTTCTTAAATACAAATCGGCTCAACGTCCTTGTTTAGAAGGGTCGCTTGTGCCGTGGCAAGTCGATAAACTCGAGACGTGCTGATATAGGTGTAAGCCATCTTGCAAAGATGTCTAACAGCTGGAACGGTGCGGTTTAATACGGTCGCAATGGTCGTTATGCTGAATCCTGCGTGTATCATCTGCTCAACGACCATACATCGTGTCATTACGAGGTTTTCTGCTCTCGACTTGCCGAGAACGTCTTCTCTCGTAATACTTAATTCTCCGTCCGGCAGTTCAATAGCGCAACACTTGATTACGTTGTCTATAACTCGCCATAGTTCTTTCTCCTTGTCATTCATATATAAAAATGTTTTAATCGTTTCCCAACATCGCATCTATCATGCCGTCAATGACTTCATCGGTCATATCCTTCTTAATAGAAGAATCTGCGCCCATTGACTTCATCATCATAGCTATCCAGGGGTTGCCACTCTCCAAAGTGGATTGTATCTGTTCCTTGTATGCTTCGTGAAGCTCGCCCGATTCCTTAAACTTCAACAGAACCGTGCGCAAGGCTTTCGTCACGTAGTTATCCATCAGCAAGGGATTGTCCCTTGCCGATGAAAGTTTAGTAAGAAGCACTGCCAGTGCTTCATGTAATTGTTGCTTCTTCATATTGTCTTATTTCTTAATTTACAAAGTCTCGTCTTGGAGTTTTACTCCCCATACTTTGGCTCCTCATACACCAAGTTATGCTCATCTACGTAAGCCTTGGCTTCTGGGTATGTATCAAACTCTACTGCGGTGGCATCTACTGCTGGGAATACTTCAGCATTGTCACCTTCCTCTGTGAGAGGGAACACCATCTTGGTTCCCTCATGTACTACCTTATACTTCTTTGTCAATTTATTCATATCTTGTTTCCTTTCTTTACTTTAGTGTTAAACTTAACTTATGCAGGAGTGATTATAACAGTGTAACCCTTCTGCTGCAAGGTTGCTACTGCATTATCTGATGCCGAGGTGCGAGTACCAGTAGCTGAGATAGTCTTATTTGCTGTTGTTCCAACCTGACACTGTGCTTGGTCTTGCAGCATCTTGTCAACATTGCTATACAGTGAAGCGCCTCCCAAAGAAATAATATAGGCGGAGGAAGGACGTGTACTCCATGTAAATACTGAACCTTTATTGTAATATAGACCAACTTCACAACAAGCATCAGGAAGAATAGCCAAGTCACCAGTAAGTTTGCTGAATGATAAACTTATAGTGCTACACTTAGACAGAGTACTCAGAGCACTTATTTCTCCTGTCAGGGGAATCTGTGCGTTAGACAATCCCAGATTGGTCAGAGCTGTAAGATTCTTCAAATTAGCAATATCACCACTAATGTTTGTGTTAGACAATTTCAGAATGGTCAGAGCTGTAAGATTCTTCAAATTAGCAATATCACCACTAAGGTTTGTGTTAGACAACTCTATACGGGTCAGAGCTGTAAGATTCTTCAAATTAGCAATATCACCACTAATGATTGTGTTGCTGAGACCCAAGGAAGTCAGAGCAGTGCTATATTTAAAGAAACCTATATCAGATATTGATTTATTCTTTTGAGAATAAGTAGAATTACCTTCGTCATAAGTATCATAGTCAAATATAGCAACGAGGGCATACTTATCAAGAATAGCAACTTCAAAATTGCCATTGCTTACATATACTTTCTCGTAGACATTAGGATTCAGAGTAATCTTCTTGCCATTGTTTGCAGTAAGGTTTACATCAGTGAAGTAACCATCACCAATAATTTCCAATACGGTTAACTTGTTGACGGTGATGCGAAAACCCTGTGTCCAGTGATTAGGAGAATCTATCTTACTGATACCAATACGCATTTCACCTATTCTTAGCAGTGATGTGTTGTCAACACTACCATTTAATTTTGTTACTAAACATCTATTCATAATCTGTAATATTTAAATTATTATTAATTGTTTCTTGTATAATGATACAACTTATCCATGATGGCAATATTTTGCTCAATCCATTTCTGTACCCTGTATATGTTATCACAGTGCTTAAATACTTTAATTGGAGAATAAGCACTAACATTATGGGGAATGTTTTCTGATAAAGCTACAGTAGCCTTGATACACTTGTATTTGAAGTAGCCCATATCAGCATTAAGTCCAAATGACACAACATCACCAACATTGTATGCTTTGGTTGCATTGTAGGTTTCAGATGTATCTGTCTGTAGATTTCCGCTATCATCAAGAACAGCTTCCCAATAGTTGTCTCTTACAACACTATCTGCTATACATGGAGAATCAGACCATTTCTTGTATTCTTCCTTAAAGAAATCTGTACCTATACGCATACACCAGTCTTGAAGAAGTCCTATCATGTGGTCAGCAGAAATTATACCCATATCTGCTAAGATTTTATACCGATTATTTAAGGCATCCATATAGTACTTTAGTATAAACGTTAATGGAAGATTACCATTTGAACCTTGATGATAATTAACTGGTGGCATTATATTCATTCCTAAGAACGAAGCTCCAAAGACACAATCACAATCGTATAATCCTACCCACCATTTAATACCATCATAGGTAAACCACTGCCAATTCTTTCTAGTAGAGTCTCCATCTCTCAAAATATCAATAATGATAAGATAATCAATAAGATTATCTGCATCATAATACTTTTCAAACACTTGCTTGAATGCCTTCAAATCGTCCTCTGTCTTGCTTGATGATTCATAAATTGTTGCAGCATCTTTAATGATATTGAGAGAATTGGCAAAGTCTTGGATATACTTCTTAACCTTGGCAGTCATTTGTAGGTTTTTCTTGATTTTGGATGATATGGCAGTGCCATCAGGAAGTTGTCCTGCCTTTATCCAAGCATCCACTTCTGTCTGTCCTGCTATCTCCTCCTGTTTGATGTCAGCATCATACTTGTTGCCTCCAATGGCATATAGATTCTTTGGATTGCGTATCTCAAAACTATTCTCACCAGTGCCCCAGTTTATCGTGCCATTCCAAAGAGTGTCATAACAGATAATACCATCAAGATGTACATTCTCAGCAGTACCTTTGTCCAAGTGATAGTTGTCGCGGTGTTTCTTCAACTGGAAAGAGAAGATACCGTAGAACTCGCCCTTAAAGTAAACAACAACAGGGAAACCGTCAGGGAAACATCTTGCTCCTGTATCTGTAAGTAGAGAGTAGTTACCTACATAAGGATTGCCGAGGCTCTTGGTAGTAACTCCTATTTTAGACATGTCGATAAGAGCCTTCTTCCAAGGACGGTCATACATGTTACCCCTTGTACGTACAATCTGGTCATAGAGTTTGTAGGACACTGCACCTACACCACGGAAGAAGTCAGTGTAGTAAGCCTTCATGTGGAAGCTGTCTTGTGGAACCCAATTTCCAATTCTTATTTTAGGTGTATCATCACCTACCCACTCATCATCACAAAAGTCAATAGCTACATTCTTTTTAACGAAATTCATAGAAGAACTGCCCTGAGCATTGAGAATAGCATGTTTCTTGAAATAGTTACCATGCATGTCCCAAAACTCAAGAAAGGCTTTCTTGTTGTCTTGCTTGGTAGTTGGCATAGAGTCTATGTTTGTGATATTGATAATAGCAAAGCGTGGCTCTGGTATCTGGATGAAACTGCATTCACTCCAATCAATAGGCGTTTTAACGTCAAAACCGTTTGCTTTCAAAGCATCTTGGATATTGTTCACACTGTTGCCTTGAAGATTGAGATTTGAAACATCAAGGTTTGTAATTTCCATATCGTGCTCATGCTTTTTGCCATTAGCATCACGATATGACATTACTTTATCCTCTCCATCAGTTGTAATTTCCGTTCTACCCTCAGGGTCTTCAATATGTTCAAACTCCTCTGGAATGGTCTCAGACTTGGCATTATGGATATAATGACTGCCATCATTGTAAGTAGCAGACAGAACCTTTCCGTCTGCATCTTTCTCTACTGCCATATACTCAGGATTCTCCTGCAAAGAAAAAACATCAAGGAGTTCTTTGAGATTGGTATCTATTGTACCTACCTTTTCCTGCAATGATGCAAGGTCTGATTGAAGCTGAGAGATAACTTGCTTCAAGGCATTGACAGCATGGATTTCGCCAATGATTTGTCCGTCTCTTCTGATACCAAGTACTACCTTATCATCTGTATCAAGCCAAGCAGCAAAGTATTCCTCGTTCTGAATGACGTGGTACATTTCATTGAGAGGATTATATGGCTCGCCAGTTGCTCTGTAGAAACCAAAGAGAACCTTATCATCTGAATCCACTATAGCCCATAGGAACTCATCATTCGAGATTACGCTAAATGGAGTATCTTGAATTTCACCTTCCTCATCCTTGATAGCTACCTTTCCAATAGTAGTATTGAGGTTTGCAAGGATGCTTGTCAGTGTCTGAGTATTATCAATGCCAGCAAAGAAGTCCTTCAACTCCTTCAATGTATCAATAGCACTTGTAGTATCATCATCATCACCCAAGAGATTGCGAATCTTATCAGCCAAGATATTTACCTGTGCCTGCAATCTGTCCTCTACTGCACTTGTTTTACCAAATACAGGAGTTCCATCCCACTGAAAACCAAAGAGAAGTTTGTCTTCCGCATCTACCTTGGCAAAGATAAATTCCTCACTCTGAATGTAGCGGAAAGGAGTTTTTACCACAGTACCTTCCTCATCCTTAATCTCTGTATTCTCGGCCAAGTCATCGATACGCTTGCCTGCATTATAGGCAGCGAGAGCATTGGCCACGATAAACCATTTTTCCGTGTTGATAGCATATACCTTGCCATCACGCTCCTCTGCTGGCGGATAGCCAACATTATCATCGGCAATACTCTGGAAAGTACTGCCGTACATAGTCACCTGATTGTCCCGAAAGTATGATACTTCGGCATCATACTCTCCTCTACACACAGGCAAGCTACCAATAATTGTTTGAATTTCTGCCATATTATTACTATTTTAATCTAATTGATGATTCATTATGATTTTACCAGTCGTCCTGTCTTGCATACAAGAAGTTATGCGACTAGTATCACTTGTCGTTCCAATGATACGCCCGGTATCTCTGTCAAAGGAAAGAGAGAAAACATTTCTCTTCAAGTCAGTTCTCACTTGGCTGATTTCCTCATGAAGATACTTTATCTGAGCATTGATAGAAGAAATCTCACGCCCAGCATTTTCCTCCATCTTGGCAAACTTGGGCGTACCATCCCAATGAATACCTGCAAGGAACACATCATTCTTATCCACCATGGCAAAGATAAACTCTTCGTTCACGATGTATTTGAATGGAGTCTTCTCCAAATTGCCTTCTTCATCCTGGATGGCATTCAGCTTGTTAAGAATAGCCTGGTATTCCTGAAAATGCTCATCGTAGGTATCTTCCGCAAAAGAAGTGATATGGTCTTTCGCAACACTACGAATGGCATTACCTATATAGCCTATTGCCGGATTTAATTTTTCTGCCATAATCGAAATTTCGTTTTGTTTAACCTGCCAGTACCCTCACAGTGGTTCCGCTCATATAAACGCCACCACTCTTATACATATAGTAGTCCTTGCCGTTGATAGTGACGGAAGAAGTCTCCATCACGAAAGGAGCACCACCCATCGTGAAGTTGGTAAGTTTCGGAAGAGTCTTAGGCGCAAGGATAATGAAGTTAACATCGTCCTTAGCCGAAGTCTTTGCGTAAGTTCCACTTGCAGACAAACGAGGCGAAAGCTTATTGGCAGCAATGGCTATGTCCGTTTCCTTTGTACCGAATCCATAATAGATAGGCAGAACCATCGTAACCTTGCTTGTTGCTGACTTAACGAGGTCGCCATGCTTTGCGGTGAGGATGATTTGCGTTTCTCCCTCCTTATTCACCTTGATAGTAACTGTATCTGCTTGCTTTACATCAATACTAACAAGAGAACCATCAACAGACAGAGCCAATGCTGTAGGCGTGATTGGCGAACCTTTGCGCTTGATAGAGTAGGTAGCTTTGATGCTCTGCTCTCTACCAGTAAACTCCAGCAAAGACTTGTCTAAAGACAAAGACACCTCTAGCGGAAAGACCGTATTTTGCAGCTCTGTAAGATTATCTGTGACAACCTTCTGGCTCATAACCTTATCTGTAGCCGTCCCTGTTTCCTGAACAACAGAAACTTTATCAAACTTCTTGGCAAGTTCCGTGTTCATCGTTTCCTTATCAGCTTTCTTTGCTAAAGCCTCATCCACATCGGTCGTATTAGCCTTGCGATTGATGGCATCCGTAATCGCCTTCTGGCTCACAAGCATAGTTGTGCTAGCACCCAATTCCTGTGCAACGGAAATAAGACTCTGCACAGTCCAAGATTTACCGTCCTCGGTCAGCAGCACATTGATGCCCTGGGCTACATCTTGATTTCCGAAGTTAGCATATTTTCCACCTTGCAGCGCAAAATAAAACATCTTTGCAGCCGTAGTATCAGGCACGGTGTCAGTAGTAGCCACCCCCATATAGGTAGCACCCTTGATGGTCTTGAAATGTTCGATGATATTGGTGATAAGCTCATCCCAGTAGCTATCCCTCTGAGCGTTCACGCACCAAGTTCCTCTGTCCGCATTCCAGTAATGCGCCCAACCATCAATAGCCACGTAGTCACCTTCAACGCCTCCCGAAGGAAACTTCTGGTTCACCTCGTAGATACTGCCAAACTCCCCCTTGTAGTGAGGACTTGTTTTGTCTATATCATTAGCCATATCTTGTTAAATTTGTGATAATTGGTTATACTTCTCGCCCAGTTCACTCTCCTTCTTACTTATCAAGAAGATGGAGATGGCACGATAGATGAGATACTTCTTACACTCGTCAGTCAGGGCTAGGATGATTTCCTGGTCTTTCACCGTTTTCCCATCCTCTTCAAGCATATCCTTCACCTTTTGATAAGGAAGGTATGTAAATAGCTCCACTTCATGGTCATACACCTTGTTTGTAGGCATATCATGGTTAGCAGAATACCTTCCGGCAGTCCAGTACATCAGTACTCGCTTTCCTGTAGTAGGCGAAACGGTTATCATGCCCTTCGGCTTCTGCGGTGTCCCCCTAGTCCATCGAGAGGCTTGCATCTGAGCCTCCTTGCTTCCTGGGTCCATCAATGCCACCAACGAGGAAGACCAACTTTTCAGCCTCAGCTCCACCAGCCTCAGCCAATCATCAGGTATCACAAGGCTACCATGCCCATCAGTGTATTGTGTCTGAATGGCATCATAATCTTGCTTACCGCTTTCATTTAGCGATGCCACTACCCTCTTGGGCTGTAGCATCTGCGGTGGTGCTTGCAGCAAAAGCTGCTGTGCGGCAGTCTCGATAGCTTGTTTCATTTCCTCGTCCGAATCATCGGCAAAAACATCGTTCAGCTCGTCATGCTTCACCTCGTCCAACGCAAGCCGCATTTCCTTTACAAGGTCACTCATTAATGCTTCCATAGGCACTATTAACTATAAACTATTAACTAAAAAACTATTTCAACCCCAAGCTCCTTAGCCTTCTCCTTCACCTGCTCAGGTGATTTCAGTTTCCTTACATCCACCTTGTAGGTCTTCTGGAGATAGTTCTTAGCCTTGGTGATATTCTCGAAGCGAAGGGCGTTATCGTCCATCAAGTCCATCGCCTTCCCTATTACCTCATCAAGAGCTTTCTTTGGCTCTGGTTCAGGTTCGCTCTCATCCTTGATGCGTCCAGCCTTCGTTAACGGATGCTTTCTGATGCAGTCTGCCACCTGTTTGTTGTCCGTGAGGTAAGAATAAGCATTGTTACTGCACCTCTCAAACTCCACGCTCTTGATAAGTCCGCTTGGCAGAGTCACCACAAAGATGAGCATACTGTTTGCTACAAATCTATACATATCTTTTGTGTTTATGGGTGAAGGGATAGCGAAGCCTAGTCCGAGGGCTATTGTTCCCATCTAGAGCCTCAACTATCCCCGAGTTTTGATATATGTTAGAAAACTATCAGTTCCCTTTGCGATGATTAAGCAGCCTCCTGAATCTGCTCATCGGTCACACCGTCCTCTGTGAAGGTAGGGCGAGATACACGAGCATGGGCATCCGGGAATGTCAGAACCCAACAGCTATACTCCTCCATTACCACACCTGCGGTATTGCGAATCAGCAAATCCTTGGCATTAAACTCATTTCGTGACCAAGTACCAAATACATACTTGTCGAGATAACGAGCATCCAAACAGAAGGCTCTACCATCCATGCCCCAACTATTGAAGGCATCGTGGCGATAAATGAGAATTTTAGTTCCCATGCTCTCAAACTTCTCGAAGTCGAGCTTCCATCCCTGGTAGTCCTTTTCCGTCTGCGTGATGATGCGCTTATTGCTACGAAGGTTAGCAAATGCCTGATAAATCAAGTTGTCCACGAAGAGCAACTTGGTACGGCTAGAGTTACCTGCACCCTTCAACATGGATGCAATAAACTGGGTCAGCTCCTTCTCGCTAATCACATATTCATATACCTGCTTCTTCTCAACCTTTGTACCGCTAGAACCATCAGGAACGGTTACATCGTGTGTTACAGGAACAAGAGTGCCATCGGCTTGTCTAAACATCTTTGGCTCCCAGTGTCCAATCTGCAAATCCTTACCAGCTTCCCAGAAGATGCCACCCATGGTATAAACAAGACCTACATCCTTGCCACCATTCGACATAGAGCGATAGCCAAACAGTCCGCTCAGCTCCTGACCCTGGCGCATATCGTCCATAGCCATCTTCTCCTGGCGTGTGAAGTCCCACTGTACCTGGGTCTTGCTCATACGGTCGATAAGAGACTCCTCCACCTGCATGATGAATCGCTGGCAATACTGGAAGCTCTTATCTGGCATAGAGTAGTAGCTACCAGTCTCTACCTCTTTTTCACCAGCAGCTCGTCCCAGTCGCATTACTACAGTACCAGCCTCAATATCTTCAGGAATGTCCCGGTTACCACGACTGGCGTTTTTCTTTCCATTCAGCGCATAGCATGTAGGGTTTCCATCGTTATCTACCTCTGTTACACGCAGCTGCAAAGGAATCATCGTGCTTCGGTCAGTACCGTTGTCCTGATAGCCAAGACAGCTTTTAATCATAATGATGTCACCAGTACCAAACACTGTCGCATTTTCCACCGTTAGCTTTACAGAGCCACCGTTTGTAGTTTTACTTAACTTCGCTGCAAGTTTTGTTTTGATTGGTCGCTGACCGATGGAATAGTACTCAATGCGGTTACTGTCCACAGGAGTCATTCGCTTCGAGGCTCGAAGAATCTGGTCGATTGGGCAACTCTCCAGCTTCATTTCCACCACGGTAGGGTTCACATGAGCCACATAGTAGTCCCAGTTGTTCATCTTCTCCTGCTGCTCCTGGCTGCCACCCTGCCACTTTGGACCCGTGCCACCAATACCTGGACCGTCTGTTGGACCTGTAGGGCCACCGCCACCTTCACCTTCTGGAATATTAGGAGGAGTTTCCGCCATAGCATAAGAGCTGCCACCACTCAGAATCATGACGAAAATCGCCATCATGAATCCAAACCATTTCTTAAACTGTTTCATAATCTACAATTTTTTAAACTATTAATTATTAACTATAAATTCTTAATTGACAAGAGCTACATTCCAACCATCTGGCTATACACCTGTTCGGTTCGGCTCTTCTCCTTTGGAAGAGAAGGAGCACCACCGCCACCATTGATGTTGATGTTCCGCTTGCCACCCTGTCTTCCATCATGTAGCTGCTTCTGCTGGTCGATTTTCTCGTTCTTGCCACGCTTATAGCCTCTATCCTCGGCATCAGCCACAGCCTTGTCGAAGTCCTTGATTTGGAAGAGACGCAAGAAGTCTGCCTTCTTCAAGCCATACCGGGCAGCACGCCATACGAATCCATCATCATCGTGGTCTTCGCCATCATCGCTACGCTTATACATCCACTCTATCAAGTCCTTGATAGCCTCGGGCTTAATCTTGGCTTCCTTCATGGCAGCATCAAGCTCCTTATCCTCTTGCTCCATGTTGGCTGCAAGAGTCTCCTTGCCCTTGGCTAGCTTCTCGCTCGCATCGAGTTTTTCCTTCTCGCTAGCCTTCAAGCGTTTCCTAGCCTCATCGTCACCATTGATGGCTTCGATGTAGTCTTGTCCTAGTTCGTCTATCAAGTAGTCGATAAGGTTGAAGTCGCCACCATCGGCATTTTTCTTTGTAATGAGACCTGTCACCAGCCCAGGCGCATGAGGATTTTCTTTCAGCATGTTGTTGAAGTCGTCCATCCTTTTCTTGCTTTGGTCGTACTGGTCGTAATCGGTCGCAATTTGGTTATAAACAGCCTCATCATCGTCCATATTCAGGTCGGGATAACGCTGAGCAAGACGCTCTCTGAAAGAATCTCGCTTTGATTTAACATTCTGATTATCAATCGTTTCTTTTGCCATAAACGTTCGTTTTTAATATTTGTGTGCTAAATTAAGCAAAATTTCGCATTACTTTGTGATAAGTTCTGCATCTTGATGAATTAATTTTGTTGGCATGAAACATCTAAATTCCATATCCGAAATTTACCTTAAAAGAGACCAGGAAATGTTTCTGCTCTTTCGTAAGGCCAAGAGGATGGTAGAATATCCTACCACCATGGCTAAGATATGCGATTACATCGCCAAGATGCCAGCCTCTTGTTATTATCTCGCTGATAGCACAGCCTATCGGTATGTTTGCAAGCGCATCAAGGGGGAAAAGCCTAAGTTCGGCAAATACCAAGCCATGAAGGAAAAGCTCTTCGAAGCCTTCTATCAGGATTTCTTGCGCCTCCGTCAGATGGAACAATACAAGGAATACAACACCAAGCATCTTGTGTATGTGTGCCTAGACCTCCCTGCACCCAACATGGGGATGGCTCCTCGCTACATACAGATGAAAATCAACAATTATTTCCGCAATAAGAAAACATCATTCATCACTCGATAAAACTCTCATTCATTATGCGTACATTATATATAACACTCCTCATCGTCCTCCTGATGGCTTTCATCATTCCGCTTCATGCCAACATGGCTGTATCGCCATCAACCCCAATATACTCCCATTTCGTTTACATGTTCGGTCATGCCAACTTCATCCATTGGGCTGTTAATGCCTGGTGCCTCCTTATGGTGCATCGTCAGTTTCGCATCCATCGTGTGCTGGCTTCGTGGCTTGCCTCCGTTGGTCTCTCCTTCCTTTATTATCCGTCCCTCCCGGTCTTGGGCGCATCGGTCATTATCTCCTTCTTCATGGGCTTCACCGCTCCGTGGCTCTACAGGCGAAAACGCTTAGCCTTCTGGCAGATGCTCATCCTCCTAGTGATTGGATGCCTCCTCCCTCACATAGCTGGCATCTATCACCTCATCCTCTTTGCCATCGGATTCATCTATGCCAAGGCAGAAGGATTCATTCGCAAATCTCAAAAACTCAACATTTAACATTCAACACTTAACATTATTATATATAACGGATGCCAGTAGCAAAATCCACATTCAAGGTACGACCTCAGCAGCAACTGTCCGATAAGAAACTCAAAGAGATTCTAGAGGAAGATAAGAGAAGGCTCACAAGCCTCCTCGCTACTTATCGTCCCATTACTGGAGAGAATGCCCCTGGTCTTCGCTTCGAGTGTGTCATTGAGGATTTCTTGAAGGGCAAGAAACTTTGGCTTCCTGTAGAAATGTTGAAGGAAAAGAAGTTCTGCGCCATCATCAAGTGCGGTTCTATCTCTGCCTTCTGCGAGAAGTACATGGCAGACCTGGATCAAGAAAAGGCACGCGATGCAGTATTCCGCTATCTCATCCGTCTGCGCTGCAAGCACGATTTTTATTTCTTCGCCTACGCCTATGCCCGAATCAAGAATAAGGATGGTGGCGATGATATACCTTTCCTTCTCAACCATGCACAGATAGGTCTCACCAAGGATTTCGAACGGCAACGCCTTCATGGTGAGCTGCACAGTATCTTGATTATCCTCTTGAAGTGTCGCCAATGGGGAGGTTCTACTGATACCGAGGTTTACATGTTCTGGATTCAGATGTTCTGGAAGACCAACTGGAATAGCAATATTATCGGTCACCAGTCTTCATCTGCTACCCAGGTGTTCGATATGTACGAGAAATTGGCGAATGCCATCCCTACATGGCTCTACTATGAGATTGGAGAGACATTCAAGGAAGACTCTCGCAAACTCCGCACATCAAGCACTCAGAACAATATCAAGTACCTCATCCCTCGCTCCTGCAAGATACAGACTGGTTCGGCTCGTAACCCTGAGTCCTGCCGTTCTGCCGATGCAGCTATGGCTCACATCACCGAGGAAGCCTTTTTCCCTAACACTACAGAGTGGACTCCACAGAAGGTTGTCAATGCCGCAATCTCGCCTATCAATGTTACGAGACCTTACACCTTCATCGTGCGAGAGTCTACCCCAAATGGGCGTGAGAATGAGTTTCATGATGAATGGGTGCGTGCCAACTCTTTCGACAAGGACGGCAATCGCCTTTCCATCTATACCCCTTACTTCGTTCCATGGTTCGACATCGAGAAGTATATCCTTCCTTTCAAGTCTGAGCAAGAAAAGATTAATTTCGTTCTTTGGCTCTACAAGAATCGTGAGGATGAGCAATATCATGGCTCTTACTTCTGGTGGCTTTGGGAAATCAAGGGTGCAACCCTCGAAGGCATCCATTGGTATGTGAATGAGTGCAAGAAGTACAGCGACTTGGATGGCATGCGCCAGGAATATCCTTCCGATGACGTGGAAGCCTTCCTCTTCTCTGGTACTACCGTCTTCGACCCTTACAAGTTGAAGGAGATGGAAGAGGATTGCAAGGGCATCGAGCCTATCATGGTGGGCGACATCGAGGGAGATTCCTACGATGCTGCCGACCCTGCTTGCATGAACAACATCCGTTTCGTGGAACGTTCCGGTGGACCTCTCAAAGTTTGGGCTGGACCCGATAACTCCGAGATTGTCAAGCATCGTTACGTTGTGTCGTGCGATATTGGTGGTTCTCACAAGACCTCCGACTTCTCCGACATCGTGGTGCTCGACCGCTACGATGAAATCTATGGTGGTGTTCCCGAGATAGTAGCCGAATGGCATGGTCACTGCGATGCCGACCAACTCGCCATGCGTTGCGCCCAGATAGCTCATTTCTTTAATGATGCCTTCCTGGTTATCGAGAACAATACCGCTTACTCTCGTATGAACAATACCGAGGGCAACCAGTCTGAGCTGTTCTTCCCTATCCTCATCCCTCTCTACAGTAATCTGTATAGTGCGTCACAGTCCAAGTTGAAGAAGGTGAAGAACATAGAGATGAAATGGGGATTCAATACTAACAAGGCTACCAAGGTGGCAGTAGTGAAGACCATGGCACGCATCATCCGAGACGGTGGCTATATGGAGCGAGAACTTGCAGCCATTGATGAATGCACCTACTTCCTCTATTACAAGCAGAACGACTGCTATGGTGCCATTGCTGGCAAGCACGATGACCGTGTGATGGCTAGAGCTATCGCCCTCTACGTAGAGAAGGATATGCCAGCACCTGAAATCGTTCCATTCCGCTCAAAGGCAGAGATAGAGCGTGAACGCCTCCGCAACCGCCCACCTGTAGTAGCCGAGCTGTCGGGCATAGGTGGTGGCAGCTAGCCCTCTCCCTGAGCCACCGTTCCAGGCGATTCTATCGCCTGTCCATATAAGTTAACAATTAAAAGTAAAAAGAAAAATGAAACAAAGTTATTCAAACCTGCTGCGTAAGATGGTCATAACCATCTACCAGCCTATTGTTACTCGTATCGAACTCTTCCGCTCCACTCGTATGTGGCAGAAGGGAGTGAAAGCCACCCTTGCTAAGTACAAGGAAGGTGGTGCGCCTCGCTTCTACATGCTCTACGACCAGTCGCACAAGGATTGGGCGATTATGACCTACGACCCCAATCGCAAGGGTATGCTCGCCTATAGAAGATTAGTCCAGATGGGCAAATGGAAGGCAACACGCTATTTCAAAAACGTAGAAGACATTAAGGCTGCATCTTTCTACTACACGCCATCCAAGTGGGGTGCCATCGGTTGTGATGCCGACAACAAGGTTAGAGCCAAGAAGTTGAAGCAATGGCAAGAGTATTACATGTATCGTGTTTCCGTTCCGATGGAAAAGCTACGTTCCTACAAGAAGAAATATGGTATAGCTTAAGCCCACACAAAACAAAAGGAAGAGAAAGCCATCACGGTCTCCTCTTCCTTATCTTTTTACCTTTAAACTAAAAACCTATAAACAATCTACTAACTAAAAACTTAAGAGTTTATTATGATTCTAAGAACTTTCCTTTTATGTGCCCGATGATGGCAAAGTTGCCAAGTCATTTACACCATCGCTTGCATCTTTCAAGTGTGTTGCTGGCGTACCTGCCTGCTGCTGTCCTGCTCCTGCTGTAGGCATTTCACCATTCGCTTGCTGCTGCGCTTGCATCGCCTGTAGCTTCTCTAGCTGTTCCTTGAAGTACTTCTTCATTCTGCTAGTACCAGGGAATTGTCCTACGGTCAGCATCGTATATGGGTCCATCTTACCACTAACCATCATCTGCCAAGCCATATCGTTATTAGCATTTCTGATAAGTGGACTGTAAGCGTCCAAGTCGATGGAAACATCTAAATCCATATCCCTCATGGTCTCTGGATTGAAATGTGTCTCGAAATCGTCCCCTGTCAGTTTCACGCTATCCGCTGAGGTACAAAACTCCTGTATGAGATACAGCTTCTTCTTGGCGATTCTCACCTTGAAGTTATTGAAGCTCTCCACAAAATCTTGTATTGTGGTAGAAGAACTTTCCCTTTCCAGTTGGTATTGCTTACCGCTAGTGTTGCGATGAACGCCTTGCAGAGCACCCTGCACGCCTGTACCCTCACTTGCCATGGTCTTGGCGAAGTTAACCATGAAGTCAACTCCTGCTGGAATACTCTTGTTGACCAAAGTCTGCGGTGGCTTGCCTCCGTTTTTGGAGTTCCACAAGATGATGCTATCTGTTTTGGTATAATTCACTTGCATTTCATCGATGCTTTGCTTTTCGCTCAGAGCATTCTCATCCACAAGCATCGTACCCTTGGCACCATTCGCTACGATGAAGTTTATCATCATCATATAGTGGTTCAAGGTACGCTGGTTGTTCTCGGCACGCATCGAGAAACTTCTTACCTCGCCATTCAGGCAAGGATATGCCACGAAGGTATATGGCATAATGGAAGTTCTGAAACCGTCTCTCAGAACATAGTAAGGCGATTCCCTCGCATCCAGCAGATAGCCATTCGGAGTTAGGTATCTTCTGTACCAATAGGTCTCAACCTCATCCTTCATTTCGATGGTCTTAAGCTCTGATGGGTCCACATAATAGATAGGCTCACCGTTCTCATCGAGCACAGGCAGACCGTTCTCGTCCTTCATGATGTTGGCTTCCTCTAGCTTCCGCTTCTTCTCCTCGTAGAAAGCTCGTTGGTCGGGAGAGGCATATCCGCTAGTTCCTGCATCCCAGTCATGCACCCAGATGGCTGGTCTAGTCTCCTTCGTCCATATCTCCAATACCCGGTACTTACCGATTACCGAAGAATGGGTGAAATCGTCTATTCCTGCATACTGTGCCTCACCATTCGGGTGATAAGTCTGTTCTGGAGCGAAATGATGCTGTGTCTGTAGATATATCTCGCTCAGTTTGTCCACCTCAGCCTTGCTTCCATCGGTGAAGGTGGCGATTATCTCTCGCCAAGTCAAATCGTGAGCCTCAGCGATAAATTCTATGTCACTCAGGTCATACTTGAAGAAAGGTGGCAACGCTATCTTAAAGATGTCCACCATGTAGTCAAAGATGCCATTCTTGCCATCCTTCCTGCCATAGTAGGTTTTCATGCCCACGAAGGCGAAGACACAGAAGGCATAAAACATTCTCGCATCTAGCTCCTGTCGGTCGTTCAAGTTGTCGTTCTGCCGAAGGTATTCATTGAAGAAATTGATATAGTCCTCCTCGTTGGGGTCTACGGCACTGCAAGAGGCTGTACTGCGCTGCTGGCGCACAAGTCCTACGAGAGAAAGCAGCTTGTCACCTATCACATCATATTCCAGTATAGGCATACCCTTCATTTCCATATACTGACGGATGCTTATCTTTCTGCCGTTCCACTCTATCAGTTCTTCCAGCTGTCTGCCCATCACGAAGTCCTGCGCTCGCTTCCACTTCTTTCTCAGCTCTGCGCCATCATAGAAGTATTGGCAAGCCCATTCTATCAGCCGAAGATTGCTGTCCGTCTGGGCAAACCGCTCCCTGCTCACTCCCTCCAGGGAGTCAGGTCCAGGCTCGGCATAGTTCGAAATATCATTTATAACACGATTATCTGGCATAATTCTTAATTTTTCGCCAAAAATACCGCCTTTTTCTCACTTCTTAGTGATAAGTTGCGCAACTTAACATTACTTTCTCATATTTTCCCCTTATTTTTGTTCCGCAATTCTTTTAAATGTAGAATTTCTAATATATTAGATAGTATGAGTAAATCAATCAATGTTCACGAAGCCTGCGTCATCACAAAGGATGATAAAGGCAACCTCTCCCTGGTAGGCAAGGCGAAAGAAGCCCTCACCACCTTGAAGAAGAATAAGGTTTCCGTCTGCATTCTTCTCTGTGACAACAAGAAGGAGGATGTGGAGAAGTTTCTTAACGACAATAATGTACCATTCTCCTCTATCTACACCAAGGAAGAGACCGACAAGGATGGCAACACAAAGCATGTTGACCCACCAAAGGCAGATGTCACCATCATGCCAAGCTCCAAGGTTATCACCCTTCGAGACGATTGGCAGTGGTGCTTGGATGATATTGCCCAACGTCTTTGGGGCGAAAAGAAGAAAGAAGCTCCAAAGAGTGAACAGCAGAGCATGGACGAAGCCATGAAGCGTTACATCGATTGGGCAAAGCCAAAGAAGGCAGAAGCCAACGGACCCGCCCAGATAGGTTAGTCATCGCTCCAACATCTTCAAAATACGATTTTCATTTTTTATAAAAATATAATTTATTTGGAATTTAGAATTTTACGACTATCAAAAAGGGACTCGCTGTGAAGCAAGTCCCTTTTCTTTTTCTGAGTATCGAGTAAGCCCTCGTAGCTTTTATCATGCCGGACTACTCCATTCCGTTTAATGTTTCAATCAGCTCCTTTCTGGTCTTGCGAATCTCCACCATTTTGGCGGCATCGTTCTGACCATTCATTTGCTTCTTGGCTTTGTTCATCTTCTTCTTAGCAGCAGAGATAGCCTTTCTAGCTGCAAACAGTCGCTTGTTGGTCTTGCTGTTCTTGAAGGCATTAGCCTTCGCCTTGTCAACATCCTTCAAGCGTAGATACTCATCGTAGGTATCCATCGTTCCGTTCCATACAGCCTGTATTCTCCAGTCCTCTGTCACATCCTCAGATTTCGCCTTCATCAAGTACTTATTTTCAGCCTTCTCCATTTCCTTCAAGTCTTCATCACCGTTCAGATAGCCCTGTACCATGTCCAGAGCCTCCTTCTGGGTGAAAGCCTTGTAATCACTTTGCGAGAGGAATTTCTTCATCTTCTGGCGCATCTTCTTCTTTTCCGTGATACTCTTAGCCTCATCGAAGCGTTCGCTAGCCACCTGCAATGAAGTAATGCCATCCTTCATTTCTGCACTCTCCAATGCCTTCACGCTACCGATGGCTGCTTTTATCTGCTCCTCTGGGTCAATGCCATTGCGCTCACAGCTCTGGTAGGTCATTACCACGCCCTCCATATCACCGCTCAGGATGAAGTCCTTGAAGTAGCTCTGAGCCTTCCATGGCGAAAAGCCCTTGCTGGAAGGGAAGAAGAAATCCACCGCCTTGAACTCCTTGTTCTCCTGGCTCGGGATCAGGAAAGGGAAAGCATACAGAGCATTCTTGTGAAGAAGTCCAATGGTTTTACCCAAAGACTCATTTCCTACAAGCTTTCCATATTTGCGCTGCAACTCCTTATCAGAATGGCTAGCCCTATAAGGACTTAGATAATTATAATCATCCAATCCCATTCTTATTAACGGATTTGCCTTGCCTACCAATCTGTTCACAAATGGACCAGGAATTTCAAATTCACCCTTTTCGTTAAAGAAGTACTCTGGTATCTCACGGAACTGCTTGCCATGTCGGATATACATTTCTGTTCCATCCGCATATCTGCCAAGGAAAATCTTGCTCTGCTGACCAAGACTGTTGCCTCGCATCAGATAATCATACCACTTCATACCATCAGGATAAGCAAGTTCATATATGCTCTTATAGCTTGGGTTGGTCTTCCTGATCTCCTCAGCCTTCTTGCGCTCCTTCTCCTCGTCCATGGCACGGAAGGCAGCATTGAAGCCATTCGCAAAAGCCTCATAGAACACCATAAAGCCAATACCATAACAGAGCAGAGCCGAAATCTGTCTGCTTATTCTGCCCTCATTCTCCGGAGTAAGCTCCTTATTCCAGAGCCTCTTATAGTACTGCTTGAAGTTCTCAAACGTTGCTTCATTCCATATAGAGCCATATCCGGTTAATGCCAGGAAGTGGCGAGTAGTAGAAGCATTCCAGTCTGGCGAAAGCAGAGCTCGTCCGGCATAGCGCAAGGTACGATGGCTGGCTCCCAACACATCCCAGTGCTGACCACCAAACATATCGTTAACAAACTGTCCGTCCTCGTCCAAAGCCCGGCTCAGTTCCTCCTCAGTCCATCCCTTCTTCTTGGCACGTTCCTTAGTCTTGTCTGCCCTCATCCGGTAGGTCGCAAGTTTCAGTCCGTCATGAAGGAAATCCCACAAGGCTCTATCCATGCCCTTGTTGATGAGCGAAAGCATCTGCGTTGCCACCTTCAATGGCATAGTAGCCAAAGCCACCGTTCCGGAAATTCCATTTCCGTCCTTCAACTTCTCCTGCACCTTCATCATCGCATCGCGCATATTGTCAAACATGTTCTGCACATCTGCAGCTGCATAGTCGTTGGTCGCTCCAAACTTCACCAGGTGGCTGGCAGCCTCCTGGAAGTCCTGAGGATTGGCGAAGCAAGGCAGCTCATGGTTCTTCATCGTATCTGCAAAGATATACTTCATAAAGTTAGCCATAGCCTTCTTCGGACCAAATTCCACCATGTTCTGTACCATATAAACCTCCGTCAAGGCTCCGGCATGGAAACCACTGAAGCCAAGTTCTAGCTTTTTCAAGGTTGAAGCCAACTTATCAAACCCCTTCCAGAAAGGAGAAGACTGATAAGTCTCGAATACTACCCCAAATCTGTCTCCGGCACTCGCCTCTCTATAAAGCACATTCTCCTTGCCAGTAATAGGATTCTTCACTGTCACCTGCTTAGGAGATACATTATAAACCCATACAAGTCCCACGCCCGGAATCACAAAGTCCTTATACTGCTCCAGGTTAAAAGGTGTCGAAGAAGAAAGCAGTGGATCAGTAGAAACCACCTCTCCATCCTCATTCCGTTCTATCACGTTCAATCCGCTCAACTCCTGCAGCATCGTTTTGTTAACCCAAGCCTCGATATTACTTCTGCTGTAGTAAGCCATCATCTTCGTAATATCAGTAGTCTTAGGCACAAGTCCCACGCTGATACCCTCCATCAGAGTACTGATGGTTCTCGGCTTCTCATTCGGGCTTTTCGTGCGTTGTCTGTTCTCTACATACATCGCATAAGCCTGCTTGTCGCTCTTCTCTTTATCCCAGATATGGTTTACATAGTCGGCATTATATCCTGTGTCCTCTCTTAAGGTGCGATTATCCTTCAACCAGTCGTAGGTATAATTATACCAGTCTCTGATTGAATCAATAGCAGCCTTCATTTCAGGAGAGAGATTCTTGTAATCGATACCTTCCGGCACAATCTGCTGCTTCACCAGTGGCAATACATGCTCACTCAGAATGTCCGTACCGTCAATAGGCACAAAGCCTTCCTCGCCCTGGTGATTGGCATTGATAGCCTGAGCCATCTTGCTAGCCACCTCGCTCACTGCCTGAGGATCATCATATACCTCCACCTCCTTGTCGTCTTTCAGTACGGTATGCTTCTTGCCTGTCTCTGCAACCAAATCAGCCACATAAGGCTGGATAGCCTCAACATCTTCTGGCTGGATATGAATATGTCCCTTGTCAAATGCACCAGTAGCATTCAGATCGTGCGCCAGGTCACGCAGTCTTCTAGGAGCCTCTATTATATAAGGTATAGCCTCAGCCAGCTTCTCAGCCTTGTTTGGCTTGCCTTGGTAGTCGGAAAGCAACTTATCAAAAGCACCGCTATCAGCCATCTTCTCGATGCTGTTCTTCACATCATTGATATAGATGGCATCGTCTGCGCTAGCCTCCTCCATGTTCTTTCTACGATGGATAACGGCATGCTTCACGGTCTTGGCAGCACCCTCCTTGCTCACGTCCGTACTGGTCACCTCAGCCAAGTCCTGCATCACTTGCTGCTCCAGTGCATCAGCCTCCGGATTGGTCTCTGCCGGATAAATCTTACCCTCATACAAGTCCAGGTCGGCTTGCTGCTGTTCCAGCAGTTCATGTCGGGCAAGCCAGTCCTCGTACTTCTGTCTAGCCTCGTCCTGCTTTGCTTTTTCAAACGAGAACATATCAGGCATAGGGTTCTCCTTGTCGGCCATGGCATCGTTCCACTTCTCCCATTCCTTGTAACGAGAGAAAAACGCCTCGTCCGTCTCGCCTTCCTTGCGTTCCGGCTTAATCGGCATTTCGTCACCCTGCAGATGATGGCTGTCACGCCATTCCTTGTTAAGGCGTTCCCATTCCTTCTTGCCTTCGGCATCCTTGTCGAAGTCGTAGAACATAGGTGGCTCTGGGTCGTTCTCGTCCTCTCTGGCTTCCTTCCATCGCTTCCATTCCATCACTCGCTTCATGTATTGGATGGCACTCTCACCCTTCTTCTGTCTCGGCTTGCCCTTACCAGCACCATCAGATAGCGCATCCTTGATTTCAGCATTACTAGCCTGCCTCATCATGTCTTCCTGCTTCTCCTGAGGCATTTCGTCCCAAACGTGAAGAGCCTTGCCAGCCTTCATCAGGTAGTATCTCAAATCCTTGTCATTGAGAAGTCCCGGCACACGAATACCCAGCTTCTTCAATACCTTGATAAGATAATGTTTGATCTTAGTCCACAGAGAAAAGTCCTCAGCAGTCTTAGGACCTTCCTCAGCCAAATGAGCGATATACTCCTGCGTTCCCACATTCATACGGTCAGGGTTCTTCCAGTCTGGATCATATTTATTGGCAAAGTCAATAATCTTGCCTCGAACATCCTTACCTACGGAACGATAAACGAAGTTGGCGAACTTTCTCACCTTGTCTTCGCCACCCAGCAGCACCTCCATGCCCTCATGACCAATCTTCTCATGCAGCACCGTTCTCTCCGCCTCGTTGGCATCAGCACAGTTAGGCAGATAAACATGCACAGTGTGAGTAGTTGGGTCATACCATCCGGTAGCACCATTCTTCACATCACTCAGATAAGCATCAGGAACCTCATCCACAGAAGTGTAAACCGTAGCCTCAGCACCACCCAGTTTGTTGGCAGTGTTCACCACCCGGTCACTCACCTGTTTCTGCATGTCAGCATCCCAGTTATTCTTAAAGATAGAGCTGCCAAGTCTAGCCAGCACATTTCTGCCGGATAAGTCATCCTTATTCAGCAGAGGAGCAATCACGCCCTTGGTCAACTGCACCGGAATACCATTGCCAATGATGGTATGCGCCAAAGATTCCGTCTTAGGCAACAGATAGTCATCGCCCAGTCCGGTTATTCTAGCCAATACCCTGCCATCAGCACGCAACACCTTTCCACCCGGCATGATAATCACGTCTCCGCTCTTGGTTCTCAGCGTTGGCAGAATCTCATCCCCATAGGCATGAGGTATCTTGCCATCGGCATAGGCACTGCCCATTACGTAAAGAGGCTTCTCCACCTTCTGCCAGTCTATACCGTCAACTTTCAATCTGGTGTCCATCCATGGTGCCACACCGTTTTTCTTCTCCGTCAGGGTAGGAAGAATATCCTCCACAGCCTCTAGCCATCCACCCTTGCGTGGTTGCTTCTTAGGCTTCTCCGGCAGTTCTCCGTCCTTCACGGCTCTGACAATGAGTCGCTCCCTGCTGGTATAACCACCAAAATCTGCGGCATTATAAACGTCAGCATCCCATTTGTAGCCGTTCTTATCCAGAGCCTTGGTGATAATCTTCATCGCCTCAGAGTCCTTGTAGCCCTTCACGTTCTCGATAGTCACCACTCTCGGTTTCACGGCATCAATGAAGTCGGCAGTACTCTTGGCAGTCTCCTTGTCAAGCTCCACCTCGCCCCCATTGCTCTTAGCCTGAGAGTAGTTCTTGCATACAGGCGAAGCATGGAAATACTCCACCTCGCCATCAATATGCTTCACCAGTTCCTTAGGGTCCACGTCTCTCACGTCAGCCGTAACAATATGCTGTCCGAAGTTGTTGCGATACACGCCACTTATCTTTCGGTCATACTCCACAGCCACCACTGGGTCGATAATGCCCTTCAATCCCTCTTCAACCAGACCACCACCACTAAAGTAGGTGCCAGCCTTCATCAGCGAATCAGGATGCTTCTGCAACTTCTGCTCCAAGATAGGAGATTGCGCATTTTTACCGTACACCTTGGAATAATGCACACCATCATTCTCACCTCCTACGATTCTGCCTCTGTTATCGGTCTCGACAAATGGCACACCTCGCTTCTCTAACTCTTTTCTCAGACTTGGAGTAACCACATTCGAAGGCATAGTGATATTCTTGCCCTTGAACATATTATTGACGATAACATCAGCCACCTCGCTGTCAGGCACAATACGCACAGGCTTATCCCAACGAGAAAGCACCACCTTGCGCTTGCCTGTCAACTGTCCTTGGATGATACCAGCCTTCCACTCTACTTCACCCACGGCATCCTTGGCTTTATCAGCCTTGTAGCCACTGGTTAGCTCGCTCTTTGGCACCTCAACCTCCACGGTTACGATGTTAGGGCGGTTCTGCGCCTCGCTAAACTGGTCATTCAGTGGAGTGCGAGAAGTATGAAGATAAGGATTGTAAGCAGCCTTAAGCGATTTACCATTACCCTTGTTTAGGGTAAACATACCCTTATCATCAGCAAGTTCTGGTCGCTCATCTGCCTGTTCCCACTTACCGAGTTCGATAGGTTCCACAAACTTGCCCTTCACCTTTGCAGCCATCGGTGGATAGAGTTTTCCATCTTCGCCTACCTGCATGGCACGATAAACCTTCACCGTGTCTTCTTTATCCAGCTTCTTGATGGTCTCAGGGTCTTTCACGATGCTATAGCTAGCATCATTCCCATTCATCACAATCTGCTCGTCACGGTTCACGTCCTCAGTTTCAGATGCCAAGGAGTTTCTGCGCTCCTCGTCCGTCATACCCAAACGCTTCTCCACATTTCTCGATTCTACCTCACCTGCCAACTTTAGGTATTCTTTGTAAGAATCAAAGTCAAAACGTGTACTTTCATTCAGGCGAAAACGTTTGATAGTATCATCCATACTTCTATCAGCATAGCCACGTGCAAAGTAATTGAAACCCTTAATACGTGTCTCTTTATCTGGAAGTTCATCAGACATATCTAAATCCTTATATTCCTCAACAAGGGCTTTTTCTACCTCCGATTGATTATACTCACCTCCCATTTCCTTGGCCTTTTCTTCCAATTCATGAGCATAAGCACGTGCCTTCCACTCGTCTTGCGCTTCCTTAAATTCTTTTTCCATTTGTTCAGGTGACCCACCTTTGCCAAATCCCTCTATATACTGGATAGCATGCTGAATCTCGTGATTCAAAATACTATTCATATATTTCAGCTCATCAGCATGAATGGTAATGGTGTTGGTCTTGGCATTATAATTACCATTTGAAGGCATATCGTTCATAATGGCATCCGTATCAATACGCACATCCTTCAACTGAGGATAAGCCTCAAAGAGTCCAGGCGCATCAATGACATTAGTAAGTTTACCATCATTCCAAAGCATATCGTCATCAAAACGCTTAACAATATTACCACCGCCAATATCCTTCATATCCTTAATCTTAGCATCCGGCATTTCATATCTCCACTTGCCATCAGCTCCACGTTCCCATCCGGTAGCCAGCTTGATAGCCTTGGCATCCTTCTTGCCTCGCTCCATCTTCTCTGCCACCTTCAAGTTATCCATGCGATAGGTCTTTTCTTCAGCCTTGTCAGCCTCAGCCGCACCCTTCTCGCCAGCAAACATAAATCGAATATCGCTCTTGCGAGAATTGAAACGCTTAGAAGGAGGAATAACGTCACCCTCATCATCATAGGTAACAAGGTCGTTTAACTTTCTATTATTCTTGGCATTCTTGTATTTATACGCCTTACCATCATCAAAGCCAAACTCGTTTGCGTCATTACCATCCCACCACAGTTGATTTGCAGGCACTTCATCTTCAATGATACGATATTTGCCTTCCAGTCGGTTCGTTCCGTGCATTTCTGCATATTTCTTAGAAGGAGTAACCCAGTCACCATTACGCAACTTTCCTTCTTTCACAGAAGTTGGAACAGCACGATAAACCTTTACCTTAACATCCTTCTCGCCATTCTTAATGGCATCAATAGCCGTATTGATGGCTTTCACAGATTCCAATCCATGAGGAGTGTTCTGCGAATAACGCTCTGGGTGAGAGAAGTAATCATCCGGCTGAGGAGTGTACCCCAAAGCCATATCCTCCAGGTTTACATCTGAGCCACTGGATTCCCAATCGTCACGTCTCGCCTTGTCGCTTTCATATCCAGGGTTTCCCGGTGCAGCCCATGCACCTACGCCCTGATATGCGCTTTCGGTATCGTCATATCCCTTACGTCTGGCAGCCTCATCAAGCATTTCCCTGGCTGTAGCATCATCACCCTTAGCAAGAGCATCCATATACTGCTTGTCAAGTTTATCATCAGGAATCAAAGAAAGTTCCTCCAAGTGCTTTTTGCGCTTGGCTTCCTCTTCCTCTGCTCTCTTTCTAGCAGCTTCCATAGCATTACGCTCTGCTTCAACCTGCTTTCTTCGTTCCTCAATCATTGCATCAAGGTCACCAAAATTCTCCTTCAAGGCTTCATTTATAGGTTTGGTGTACTTAACAACATCCTTAAATGAGAAAATGTTACCTTCATTTACCTGCATCAAGTGACGCTTTATATTGGCTCTGGCACGTGCAGCCTCAGCAGTAGACCCCTTCTTAATAGCATTGGCATACATTGCCACATCAGCCTCATCAACCCCAAATTGCTGAGATACAGCTTTTATTTTATCCTCCACAGATAAATTTCCACCATTTTCCTTGGTGATTTCAAAGGAATTGCGTATCTTTGCATCGCTATGAGGATTCAGGACGCTATCCTTTCCGCTTGGGTTATTTGCGGATGGAGTTAATGCCGAACCTTGATTCTCGCCCAAGGAATTAGAATCGCCTCTGAAACGATTCCATAGCATTTTTGATTCCGTTAATTCTTTCAACAATTTTGAAGGCTCTATTTGATGGGCACTGATTGAAACTTCATCCTCGCCTTGCTTTACGGTGATTGATTCAAAGTTCAAAATCTTTGTTCCGTCTACTTTCTTGAAAGACTTTACAAACAGATACTTGGTCTGTCTTTCTGCACCTTCTTTAGGAGCAGGCTTCTCTAAGATAACATCTGGACGCTCCAAGGTAGGTTTCAATAGACCAAATCGTTTGATTCTGTCTTCTCTACCAGCCTTTTTATATTGGTTTTCACCTAACTTGATGCTACCTATTGGTGTATTGACACGACCATCCTTGCCGAAATCCTGTAACCAGTTATCCTCTGTATGTTCGAGGATTCTTTCAGGCTCGGCATTATCAGCCATCTGCTGGCGTAAAGACACTGCTTCGTCCTTGGTCATTTGACCTTTCAGCACGGTACGTGGGTCCACTCCCTGCGCCAAGTCTCTCAGCACAAGGTTACGAATATCTTCCAAGGTCATTTTCTTAATGTCCTCAGGCTTCCACTTCGTAAATGTATCAAGAGTCCAATACCAGAACTTCTTCAACCAATTCTTCAATCGGTTGATGATAGTAAGCTCTTTAGCAGTGTCTAACGGATTTTCCTTAATGGCATCCTTCGCCATCTGTTCCAAGATGGCAGCACCGTCCTCACCGGTCAGACGAGCAAAAGCCTCATCGCAAATCTCATCATCGCTCAGATGCTTATAGTTAGAGTCCTCCTTCAAATCAGCAAAAAGTTGTGTCTGCTTAATCAACTCATCGCCATGGGCAATAAGCTCCGGATTCATTTCCTTGGCAGCAGTGCGCCAAAGATGCTGATACTCATGGATAGGAGTATTAGGATTCAGATGCTCCTGGTTCAGCACAATCTCCTTGCCATCAGTGTAGCCATAAACCACACCCTTATTCTGGGCAAACTTGGTTCGATCAACTATTTTCATATCCTCAGGCTTGAAGATAACATAGTTGGTATCGCCCTTTTTAGCACCACCGAAGTTACGTCCAGCCTTGTACTTAATGCCAGTAAAGCCAACAGAAGATAGGAACTTGCTTATTCCTTTAGTTATTTCAGGCAAATCATACTCTGTTCCAGTTAACCCAATATACAGAGTACTATTGTAAACATTTTCGCCAGTTCTCTCTAAAGACTGACCTTTGCTTTCTAACTTCTTAATATCTACACCAAGATGCTCCAACCCTTCACGAATGGCATCCTGCTGCTTTTTACTCAAAGGCTTATCCCAATCCAGATAGTTGCTACCATTATCATCAGGTATATCCACCTCATAGAGATTATGGTATGGCTCAGCCAACTTCTTCATTTCATTGTAGTAGTCAATCTTTTCCTGCTCTGTGAACTTGTCATTCATGGCTATTTGCTTATCACCATGCAGGAATGATTCTAGAGTAGGATATTTCTTGGCGAACCTTGTACCATTGGAATGCTGAATGCGATAATATGCCCTAGAAGGGTCATTGTCCATCAGAGTAGCATAATTCTTTCCTATCTTCTTAGATGATGTAACATAGCCACCCCAACCAAATGCTTGTGAACCTTCACCCTCACCCATGTGGTCGAAGTCAAACTCAGAAAAGCTAGCACCAGTACCATGATAAGTGCGCAAGAATCTCACTCCAGGCTGTACAATAGCCTTCAACTGTCTATCCAAATCCTTATATCTAGCAAACAAGGAATCAAGCTTATCTTGATATTTCTCAATAGCCTTATAATCAAACTCCCTCCAAACATCATCAGGAATATCGTTTTCAGAAGCCAGTCCATGCTCATCCATGTACTCCTTCATCAACTGATTTTGATACTCCTTACGTTCCTGCCCGGTTGACTTATAAGCCTCCTCAGTCTCCTTAATCTGCTTCTTCAATTCATCCTTCTTACTAGTCTGAGCAGCTATCTTATATGGGTCAAACTCCGAAGGGAAAGAGCCAGTAAGCCCAGCCACATTGTCCTCAAAGCTCTTGTCGAGATTGAAAACCTTGTAGTTTCCCCACATCAGCCTATTCAGGTAGGTACGTTCCTTTCTTGCCAGTTCCTGCTTCTGATAGTACTCCGGCATCTTATTCGGATTGCTCATATCCACCACGGCATACTGCGCCCATTTGTTTGGTCGCAAATCCTTGGCAAAGTTATAAGCATTCTCGGCAGCCTGCTTTTCCTCAGGAGTCTTAATCTTAAATCTCATTTCAGGCTGATTCAGCAGCATGGCAAGATTCAGATTATCCTGCGCCTCAGCCACCTTCTCCATATCCTCGTTGCTTATCACCCTTACAGGTATTCCAGCCTTCTTAAGCATAGCAGAAACGGCATCAAAAGCCACCTTCTGCGCCTCCGTCATTTCCGAATGCTTCACCTCCTTCACATCGCGATTAAAAGAAGCAAGTGGCACAATTTTATGCACGCCAACAGCCGTTAAATAGCCCTGTGCGTTAAAGCGAGGGTTCAACTCGTATGCACAAGCATTTTCTTTGTCTACCCAAGAAACACCCTGGCGATACTTCTTTGTACCAAACCATTTCTTTTCGCTTGGATAGAGTTTATCCCCATTGATGTTAGAAGAAAGCACAGTATACCCATACTCTGGCTTGTCTTCTCTATCTTGGTGGAAATTAAGCAAACGCTCTGCAAACTTCTGCATCTTAGGCTTATCTTCCTCCGAAGGATGCACATCATTCTCGTATGTATATTCCATATCTGAAATAAAGTCCTGATGAGCACCTTTCTTAATCATTGCATAGTCAGCAAATGGCTTAGTCTTGCGGTCGGAAGACTCTAACCACTTGTCGAAGGTAGCCTTTGGCACAGCAGTAACCTTACCAAGTCCCTTCCAGTCCTTGGAATAGTTGGCAAGATAAGCCTCTGTAGCAGCCTCCTCAGAAGGATAGCCATACATCACCTTATGCTCGTCAAACTCACCAGTCTCTGGGTTCACCTGGTCAACAACATAAACGTTACCATCAAAAGAATCAAGGTCAGCAGCATCATTGATGAACATGTCGATATGGTCACCATCCACGCCAATCTTGCCCAAGATGTAGCCATAGGTGTCGTGCATGGTCACGCTCCAAGGCTTGCCCTGCTCGTCCTTACCGCTACGTGTCGTGCCCTTCGGTGTCTCTACAGTAAAGTCATAGCCACCAAATGACAAATGTCCCTTCTTATAGTTACCTGCCTTCTTCTGAGCCTCAGAAGGGTTAGGCTCAGTCTCGGCAATGGCATTCTTTAAACGTTCTCCGAAGGATGCTTCTTGCGGTAGATGTGCGCCTCGAACAACTGAGCCTTCGCCACGTTCCAAGCTGCCAGTCTCTTGTCGCCCTGTGCGTCCGCTATCAGTGCTCTCTCCAGTCTCGGACTGAGAAGGTGCTTCTCTGTCACTAATTTCTTCGCCTTGGCGATTTCCTTCAACAACTCCTCTCCGTGAAGAGTCGCTACCCAGGCCACCGCCTCCTCCATATCCTTCTTCATTGCTTCTGTCATCATAATCTGCTATTTCTGGTAAAATTGATTTAACATATTCTTTATACTCACGCTCACGTTCCTCAGCCTCCATCATACGGTCGTATTCCATGCCTTCGATGGCGTTAAGTTCGCTTTCAGAGGGCAAAGATAATGTTTTATCTTGAATATACGAATTATATTCTTCGATTTCTGCCTGTCTTTCGATGATTTCACGCTCTTTCTGGGCTTCATACCATTCTTCCTCTGCCGAAAGTTCCTCCTCTGCTGCGGCAATTCGGTTCATAAGTGCCACGTTACGCATATCCATCACGTTGTCGTAGGACTTGAACATATCCAGCAAGGTGTTTCTCACATCTTGGTCGGTATATCCCATATCCTGCAAGTTTACAGGAAGGTCATTGAATACTCTCACGGCAAATTCATTAACCGACATACCGGTTCCTTTCTTGGCAATAAGATAATTGAACTTATTAGAATCATACCGCTTGCCAATACCAAACTTGAAATTACTCTTGCCCAACTCATATTGAAGAGATTCCGGATTCAAGCTATGTGGACTCAAAGATTCAGATACAGCCTCCTCCAATGTCTGAGGCGTTAAGTCCATAACATCAATAGAAGCATCCTTGTATATCTCTTTGATTGACCCAAGGTCATTCTTCTTCAACGCATCAGCCACAAGAACCTTGCGCTGCTCAGAAGGAGTCAATTCTTCCATCGCCTTGGCTCTCTCCTCCTTATTCTCTGCACTATATAGAGTATTGAGCAACTTATCCTGTGCCTTCAAATCCTTTGCCGATGCAGATAGATTAGCCTGTCTAGCCTCTAACTGTGCCTTGGTAGTGTTCAACTCCTTCAACTGGTCAGCCGAATAATCAATATCACCATTCATATATTGCTCCAGGGCTTCATTAATATCATCTATCTGTGGCTGCACCTCATCGTTCTGAATATGATAGATGCGCTTACGCTCAGAGGCAATATAATTGCTAGCCTCATCCATGGTTGGATATTGCTTCTTCAATTCTTTATTGTCTAGCACAGCCACCTCACGCTCATCAGCAGATGTAATTGCGTTCTCGTCCACACCTGCCTTATCGATTTCAGCCTTGCGCTCATTCTTCAAGGTTCTAGCCTCCTCTGGAGTCATAACCTCCTTGCGGATAGCATTCCAGTTCTTATAACGAGTTTCAAGGTCGGCAATCTGCTCATTAACAAGTGCCAAGTCGTTCTCCACCTTCTGAGCCTTCTCTGGGTCCAAGTCGGCATTGAGAGATAGCCAGTCCTCATATTCAGATGCAGCCTTTCTCTTGTTATCCAACTGTTCCTTGATGTCAGAACGGCTACCACTGATAAGGTTCATCAGTTTACCATGGTCATTGCCAAATTGCTCCTGTAGATACTCAGCTGCCACCTTTGGCTCTGTGTCCTTAGAGGAATAATCAGGCTGTCCCATGCCCAAACCTACGATACCTTCATTATATCGTTGCTTCTTATCTGCCTCAGCCTTGGCTGCATCATCGTTGGCACGCTGTGCGTCCTCGGCATCCAGTTCTGCACCAATAGAGGCATCGAGGGCGTTCTGTCGCCAAGTATTAAACTCGTCCTTGGTCAGTGCGATATTGTCCTTGCCATCAGAAAGCACAATCTTGCCATCCTCGCTATATCCTGCAAAGGTCATTTGCATAGGTTCCTCACCTGCTTCCATAGCAACCTCCACGGTGTCGCTAGGCTTCAACCCACTGCCATCATACTGGGCAAAGAACTGCTGCTGTCTAGCATTCTTCTGCTCAGTAACCTGCTGATTGATGTAATCATCCATAGGAATAGGCGTGCCCACTTCCTTGATTTCGGCACTAGAAACCTGCTTGATGGCAGGATTTCCATCCTCATCTGGCACAACCACGAAGCCCCCACCATACTCATTGGCTTTCTTCAAGAATACCTGCTGACCAGTAGTAAGGGTAGCTGACACGATGTTTCCGTCTTCGGTCTGATAAGTCCAAAGAAGCTCCTTCAAGGCATCACCATAGCCATCATCAGCATGTTGCAGAGCATCATAAACGCCTTTCTTGGCATCCTGAGCCTCCACATACTTACGCACGGCATCCTGTTGTGCTGTAGTCATTGAGTTGGCACGCTGAGCCACAAACTGCTCCATGTCCTTTCCTTCCTCGTATGCCTTCACCACCACATCCATCATAGCCTCATTATCGGCAAAAGCACGCTTCAATCTAGCCTTCGACACATCATCGTTATGGTCAATCGCTTTCAAGCCCTCAGCATCCACATTCTGGTAGGCATTCTGTCCCATCACATAGGCATCAGATTTGCTTTCATTGGATGCAGTAGTGGCATCAGAAGGACTTGAACCGTTCTCCACCGAAGGTGTACCCTCCACATTTGAAGGCGTTTCACCCCCAACTGGAGGCGTTGGCGGTTCTGTTGGTGGAACATCAGAAGAAACAGAAGCATCTACAGGCTTTTCCGCTGTAGCCTCAGCATTCTCAGCCGAAGCACCACCTTCTTGTGTGGCACCAGGCAGTTCACGCTGTCCCTCAATCAAGTTTTGATTCATCTGCTCCTTTGCATCGTTCATTTCTCGTTTCAGCACGATGTCGTTATAGAGCTGCTTCTGGTATTCCTCCACAAGTTTCTGCTGTTCGGCAGTGCGAGACTTGCCATCACCTTCTAGAGCCTTGCGAAGCGTACCATGCTCCACACCTTGCGAATCCTCGAAGGTGCGCACATACTCCTTCATGATAGGGCTATTCTCGAAAGCACTATCATAGAAGTGGCGATAACTGTTCACCATCTGCTGCTCCTGCTCGGTCAGTTCCATGCCTTTCTGCTGTTTCTGCATGATGTCACCGATGGCACTGGCATTCTGATGAAGATAGATTGCAGCCTTATCCTCGTCATTCAGTTGCTCACCTGCGGCATACTTATCCCTAGCTTGCTCATATATGGTGTTCAGTCTATCCTGCAAGGCATCGGTATGGTAAGCCTTTTCATACTCAGAAGTGATATTCAGCGACTTCTCGAAGTCTAGCTTCTTCTCGTCCTTACGAGCAGCTTCATGCGAAGAGTATTCCTTACGTTCCACCACTCCACCATCCTTGTTATAGGTATCGAGATAGTATTTGCCATCATCACCAAGATAAACTTCTGAGTCGATAACTGGCGAGAAGGAAGAAGGGCGTTTTCCTTCCACCACAGCCATCATCTTTGCCTTCAATACCTCTGGCACGCTCTTATCGTTCATCAGGTTCATGTACTTATCAGTGAGTTGCCCCATCATCTGCACACCTTCACCATCTGCACGATAACCATTGATGCCCAACTTCTCGAAGGCATCACGCAAATCATCATAGCCGAATCTCTTCAACTCGGCAATATCTTGGTCGTTGAAGTCAAACTTGCGGTTAAACTCCTTGGCATCCTTGAATCGGGCATACTTGCCCACCATACCAGGAAACCCGATGGAAACAAGATTAGCCATACTCTCCAAAGCACTCTCGGCAAAGTCCTTACCTGTAGGTTTGAAATTAGGGTCGTGTGCCATACGCTCCAACATCTGCTGACCTGTCATAATGCTAGAGTCCACCACCTTGCCACCTACATCTGCAAGAACATTGGTAGCCAAGCCTCTTCCCTTACCTACCATATTGGCGATGGTTCCACCCTGCATGATAGCACCTACGGCACTCTGCTTAGCCACCTCTCCCAAAGTATTGGCAAGAATCTTGCCCACAGAAGGATTGTAAATCTTGCCATTCTCATCAAACTGACCAGTGCGATAAACCTCATCAATAGGCTTTGAAATAGCAGACTGACCGCCAAATGTAACTGCACCATGCACGGCTCCGCTCTTCAAAGCCGCGGCTTTACTCTTACCGATAAGCACCTTGGCAGCTCGCTCAGCTACCCTGCGCTCCATACCCTTAGCCATCAGGTCACCAGCCAATTTACCCTCAGCCTTAGCTATCATGCTCTTGGTCAACTTGCCACCTGCGGCTCCCGGCAACCAATAACTCCAGGCATCACCTGCAAAAGTAAGCGCACCACTAGCCACGTTCTCCCAGAAGCCCGGCTGATACTGCTGATTAGCAATATCCTCCAGCCAGTTCTGATAGTCCGTCTGAATCAATTTTCTTGATACCTTGCCGATGATGGTATTCTCAATACCAGTCTTCAAGATATAGTCTGCGCTGCCTCTAGGTATCATACCCTTCACCTCCAGCTGGTCAAGTTCATTCTTGATAGCAGCATTGATCATTGGCTTGAACTGTTTAGGATTACCAATCTGAGTGCCATTCAAGCCATATCGCTGCATCACCTTGAATGCTGCATTGCTCATATCATTCAGGAACTCAGGATTCCTGTAGAGCTTGCCAAACTTCTGCTGCAAACCGCTCAGAATCTTCTGAGGGTCTTTCGCCTGGTTAGCCTCATACTGAGAAGCGATGGCAGTACCAAGGCGAAGACTGGCTGGAATGTTCTGACTTCCTTCCATACCTTCATTAAAAGCCTTGCTTCCTGCCTCATGCGCCTTGTTATACTCATCCACCACTGAAGGGTTCACATACTTGCTAATAACATCAGAGAGCGCATCATTGATGTCTTGGTTCATCAGTCGCTCCTGCACATGCTCATCGTGGGAATAAAGACGAGTGGCGATACCCTCAGCGATATTACGATAGTTCTGACCATACTTCTGTACAAGGCTCTCTACCATGGCTGGCTTCAAGTAGTGAGCCACATAATCATCATAGCTTACGCCCATAGCCGAAGCCTCCTGCTTCAACTTATCTTGCACATCATGGCTATACCATTGAGCCTCAATATTCTTTTCGGCATCCTGTACGGTATCATCTGCCAAAGAAGAAACCACCTTGTTGGTCACTTCAAGAGCCGAACGGTTAGCGTATCTGTACAGAGCGTTCTGTGTGGCTTGTGTAGCCTCTTCAGGATTCATACCCTCGGCTTCAAGGTCAGCCACGAAGTTCTCAAAATAGTTGCCTTCCTTATCTGGTCGCTTCTTCCAATCTTCAAGATAGTTAGCAAACTTGGCATCCATCAAAGTATTGTCGTTCACTACGCTAGGGATAGAAGGAGCTGGCTCCTGCTTCTGTTCTTGGCTAGCATTCCCCTGTGCGGTCTGCTGCACCTGCTGATTATTGTCTTGTGGCTGCTGCATATTATCACCAAGAAGCATATTGGTAATCATGCCACCCATTTTCTGCTCTCTGCCGATATTACCTGCATCCACCTTCGGCATCATGCCGAGTGCTTGCGAAATCAAGCTAGGCTTCTTCAACTCGCCTCGCTGATACTCATCATTCAGCTGTGCCAAATCCTTGAAGTTGCCCGGCTTGTTGTCAGGAGAGTTGAAAGCATCAAGTACCTCCTGAGGATATTGAGACTGTTCTGTTCCCTGAGAAGATGAAGAAGGAGAAGGCTTCTTGCCTACCTCGTTGATAGGGGTAGCGTTTCCACTGGTATCATACCAAATGTAACCTTGTTTACGATATTCTCCCACATCCTCGATAGGCACATCCACCTTCTGCTTCTTATCGTCAAACATGGTGATATAGCCACCCTCGAAGTCCTTGGCGAAGTTATCCATGCCTCGCTGCTGAACAACCTCGTCAGGGATGTCATACTCGTTGTTGTCCTTATCCCATACGTGATAAGTCAACTTAGATTTGTTGTCTTTGTCTGCCATATATTATGTTATTTTCTTTGATACTTAGAATAATCTACCTTTGTGCTCGAAGTCCCCTTCGTTGTTTTTCCACCATAAGGGCGAACGGTTCGCTTCTTTCCTTCCTTAGCCATCTTAGCCCTAGCATAAGCGGATGCCTGTTGGCGATTGTACTTGTTTGCCCAAGTTCCACCTCTTCCATCAGTATTGCCACCGATATTCATACCATTGTGTGTAGCCCATTCATTCACATGCTTCTTGAAAACAGGGTCGTTCACATAGTTGGTGTTGAAATCATCTGCCTCCTTCTGGTTGGCATTCTTCTGATTCTGTCCCTCTGTTTGCGAATGAATATGCTCTACCTGCGCTCCTTTCACTGCTACACTGGCATTATGATCAGCAGCTCCGGCATTGGCATTGTTGGTTTGAGCATCAAGTAATTTCCCCTTCTTGCCTCTCAAAGCTTCCTCAGTTTCCTTCTTTGAAACATTCAAATCTGCACCTGTAGAATGCTGTCTGGCTGATTGAGTCACTTCTTCGACCTTTACAGGAGTGAGAGCATCCGTTTGGTTCTTCTGTGATGCGCGATATGCAGCCAGCGCCTCATTAGCCTTTGCAGCAGCCTCTGCCTGCATCTGTGCTTGCTTGTTCTGTCTGTCCTTCCAGATATTCACCATCATCTGGTCATACCCCTTTGCTCTCAAAGCATCTGTAGCCTCTCTTATCTTGCGCTGGCGGTCGGTAAGCTCTTGTGCAGATTCTATTTTTTGCGATGGAGCACCTTGTGTTGTACCGAAAAAATTGCCAAGATGCATAAAGAAATTACTCCATTTCTCCATTTTGGCCTGCCTCTCCGCTTTCTTCCTCAAAGCTTCATTGGCAGCTACGGTTTTATCAGCATCACCAAGTTGACTAAGCCAAGGCATGAAGGTAGCCCAGTTGTCATCACCATTCTTCTGGTAATCTCTCATGATGTCATAAGGCTTCATCTGCTGCAAGATAGGATTCTGCTCTATCTCGCTATAAGGTCTACTCCAGTCAATCTTGATACCCTGGTTAGGCTCTACCTTGGTAATATCTTCGGTTGGCTGCTGTACAAAAGATTCCTTGCCATCATTTCCTGTAATACCTGTCGTATCAATGGCAGTATTCTTTTCAGGTTGCGCTTCTGTAGCCTGAGCAGTTGCAACTTCCGGCTTCTCCGCATTACCACCATTAGAAGGAAAATCAGTAACAGGAACAACAGCTGTTGCCGGACGCTTAGGAATTAAATCGTCACTCATAAATCCCATAATTCCCTCCTTCCTTAAATTGGCAGTTTACTTGCAGCTCCAGCCAAGGCACCAGCTGCATCCGTGATACCTTGAGCAGTAGAAAGAGCCTTTTCTTTCTTGGCAGTGGCGATGTAGTTAGTCATCTGGTCTATCTGCGAATCAGCAGTATTCCATACGTTTTCCTTGGTCTGAGCGCCTTGTACGGCTGCTTGCTGCATAATGTTGCCCACCTGCTCCTGAGCAGCCCGCTTGCTCAACGCCACCGCTTCATCAGAGCCACCACTAACAATATTCGTATTCTTAGCCTTTTGCGTGGCATCATCCAATACCTTCTGGGCATTGGTTACGGCAACCTGGTTCTCAGCAGTCTGCGTAGGGTCCTGGTAATACAAATTGTCCCGATGATCCTTCACCTGCTGCAATCGGTCTTGATAAGTTTGGATATACTGATCATATCCCTTGTTTCTAGCATTAGCTGCCAGCAGTCCACCAGCTGCAGTGGCAGCACCACCTAAAAGACCGCCTACAGAGCCTTTTAGACTACCTGCAATTTTTCCTATAAGTCCCATAAAATTCGAATTTAATGTTTAAACAGTGCTAAAGTAATGCGTTTTTCTCGCCTATCTGTGATAAGTTGCGCAACTTGAACAACAAGTTTCGTTATTTTTCACTATATTTGCACCCGAAAACTATCAGTAATCATTTAAATTCTTAGAATATGGCAACAAAAAAAGATAATAACAATGAGCCGAAACCAAAGCGAAAGAAGACTGGTGGACGCAAAGCTGGCACGACAAACAAGATTACAAAAACGGTACGTGAAAGCCTTAGCGATGCCATCACTGGCTATTTTAACGGCATCAATGAAAAAGGCTACTCTCTCGCCAGTGACCTCATGCAGATAGAAGAACCTGCTGGACGTTTGGCAATAGTAGCCAAGTTCCTCCCATACGTTGCTCCAAAGCTTCAATCCATATCATTCAACAATGATGAGCGTAGAAGCCTGTCTGTGGAGGAGTCCTTCATGGAGTTGGAGGAGAAATTTGAGAAACAAGAGACCACCATCAACATCAAGAATCTTAAGATTGTTAATAATGGCTAAATACAAAAAATGGGTAGCCTTCTCTAAAATTTCTGCTACTTTAGAGAAGACTACCCTATGGTATGAAATTGACTGAATCTGTCAAATATTAAGTTTTATTGGCACAATTTTAAGATATATTGGCACAATTTTAAGATATACTAGCTACTTTTTATCCCTCATGCGCTCAAAATACTTCGTCTGGTCTTTGGTGATATTCTTCACCTTAATCTGTATAGTACAGTTCTTAGGCACTGTATCATTGATATTATCCATCAGTTGCTGGATAATATCATCCGTGTTCAGGTAGCCCATACCTTCCACATGGCCAACCACCTCACCCATGAAGTAGGCATCGGCACTGAGTTCAAAGGTTTCCTCCACCTTTTCAAAAACAGGCGCATGATACTCCTGTATTCGTCTGCTTGGGTCATTGGTAAAGAAAATTTTCTCCACCACCTTCTCATTCAGTTCCCAGGCTCTAGAAAAATCTGGCTTCACATATCCCATGGTAATCTTATGAGTACTGATGTGATTCATCGCAAAACCTATCTCTTCATAATTGGCACCAATATCATTTTGAGCTATGGTAGCCCAAGTATGGCGAAAAGTATAAGGTGTTATCTTCAATTCACTATCCTTCAATGTATTCACACAGAATTTCTTTAGGAATAGGCACAAATTACCATCCATCGACCTGCTACACCCATAGCTTTTGTGAAAATTAAACAGATAAGGGTCTTCTTTATCTGAGAAATACTTCATCATGGTAGGTATGAGCATATCTGGTACTTTCATTTCTATATAAGCTTCATCAGCTCTAACCGTTCGTGTCTTCTGTCGCTTGTAATGCAAAATACCATCGTAATAGTCAACCTTCTTCATTTCATACAGGTCAGCCACATTGATTCCGGCAAGACACAATACCATCTTGCACACATCCACAGCCAAGCATTCCGTCTTAGAAGAAGGAATCACAGAAAAAATCCTTCTGCAATCCTCCATCAAGATAGCACGCTTTTTGGGAATAGCATGCTTATGATACTCTACTTTAGTCCAAGGATTCACCTTTATCCTTACGATGTCGTTGTCATAATCATTATATTTAGCCACACCTGCCTTGAACATCTTTTTTAGGAACTGAGGATAGTAAGATTTCTTTGCCTTGGAATCCTTCATACTATCTATCCATCCTTGCACAAGTTTGGTGTTCAATTCACTAAACATTACCTTCTCAGAACCACAATATCTTTCTATACTATTCAGGGTATTGCGATAATTTACAAGAGACTGAGGTTTCAATGTTTCTGACAATTCATCAATATATTCTCTTGCAAAGTCTGAGAAACACACATCTGCATCGTTCTGTTCTAGATAGTCCCTAACCTGTTCAGCACTCCAAGAACGGATGTCTAGCTTATTAAGCTTGAACATCCATTCTTCAATAATTTGGTTCAGTGGATTTAGCACAAAAGAATCCTTCACATCATGAGAACCCTTCACGATGCCTTTCTGTCCCACCATCTTGTTCGTCTTAATATAAAGCGACCTACGATTATGAGTCATTCGAATGTACACTTGGTAAAAACCATCTGACCTCTGATGCTGAACAACAATTTTAAATGTAGCCATAGTTATTTTATTTTCAAAGCTATTTCGAAACAAACGCTCTCATTTGTCACGTTTAACGTGTCAAACGTTTCTAAAACACTATACTTCTGACTATCTAGAAATCAGCCATTTACGCTAACTCTTCAAATATCAGATAATTACGAAAATATGATTTCTAATTTCCAAACCAAATTCATTTATTATTAACTTTACTAAAGTTTAAACACGTGCTCGTAAGGCAAATCCATGTGCTTGCCGATGCTGGTTACGATGACGCCAGCCCCCTGCTCCTTCGCCTCTGCCATCATGATTTCGCCCATGATGCGGGAGTTGTTGTCATCGAGGTGACTGATCGGTTCATCGGCGAGTATGAAGTCGAAAGGCTGACAGAGGGCGCGCATCATGGCTACGCGCTGCTGCTGTCCGAACGACATTCTGCCTATCTTAGCATCCACCTTGTCGGCAATGCCGAGCATATCAAACCACTTGAGAATCTGCTCACGGGTCTTGAAGCCCGTAAGCTTATTCTTGATTTCCACGTTCTCCATCGCCGTAAGCTCAGGGAAGAGACG